AGAATTTACACTTGATTTAGATGCATTAACCTACAATGAATTTGAAGTTTTTGTAGCTGGTAAGAGATTAAGGAAAGTAAATTTAGAATCCTTCCAGCGTGTAAATGCACTTGATAGTCCAGAAGGTGATATTACACTACCGCCAGAGTTTAGGTATGATAGAGAAACACAAGTTTTAACGCTAGCTGAACCTCCGTTAGACAAAACTAATGTTACAGTAGTACAAAAAACAGGACAAATATGGACAAATATAGGTCAACCATTAGGAGAAGCTGAAAATTCAATAGCACGATTCTTACGAGCAGGAAGTTCGGCGCTACCAGAATAAATACAGTATAGGAAATACAATGAGTGAAAATATGCAAGATAAAAACGGAGTAATGGTTCAGGGACATATCAAAATTTTTGATCCTGATTCTAAAGAAATATACGTTGAAAAGCGAAATGCAATTCATTATGAAAATATGAGTATTGCATTAGCTGAAAGTTTAAGCAATGCAGGCGCAGGATTTGTTTACGAAATGAGCTTTGGAAACGGTGGTACTTCTGTAGATCCTACAGGGATTATTACATATCTAACTCCAAATAGCACAGGCACAAATGCAAGTTTGTACAATCAAACTTATACCAAAGTAGTAGATGAGAAAAGTGTTAATAACACTGATTCTGCTAGAAACAAAACTGAAGTAAGACACGTAAGCGGAACAAATTATACTGACATTTTAGTATCCTGCTTGTTAGATTACGGAGAACCAAGTGGGCAAGACGCATTTGATAATGCTTCAGATCTAGATAATCAATATGTATTTGATGAGTTAGGCTTGAGAAGTTATAGTCCTACTGGTTCTGGTAGGCTTATTACTCATGTAATTTTCCACCCAGTTCAAAAATCATTAAACAGACTAATACAAATTGACTATACTGTACGTGTACAGAGTTTAGCGGGTTAAGGGGATAATAAATGGCATATGCAATTAGTTACACTGACTCCGTAAACAAGGGAACTATTACGGTATCTGATAATACTTTAAACACAGAAACAACTTTAAGTTTGCCCGGCAGGTTTACAACAGCATATGGTCAAGCAATAAGTGAAAATTTCTTACACTTACTAGAAAATTTTGCTAGTGCTACAGCTCCTTTGAGGCCAGTAGAAGGCCAGCTATGGTATGATAATACTACATCCGTAGATCAGCTTAAAATTTATGATGGTACACAGTGGCAATCAGCCGCTGGATTGAAAAAAGCTACTTCTGAGCCGTCTGTATCAACTAGTAGTGCAGGGGACTTGTGGGTAAATACAGGATCACAACAGTTATATTTGTTTACAGGATCTACTTGGGTACTAGTTGGTCCAGAATTTACAGATGGATTGCTTACAGGCACACTGACAGAAAGCATAATTGGGTCAGATAATGTTACATATCCTGTATTGTCTATTAAAATTAAAGATAAAACTGCTTTTATAATAACTGATAGTGCATTTACACCCAAAACAGTTATTGATGGATTTGCTACTGGATTAAAAGCAGGAATGAATGTTAGTTCGTCAGCTTTTCCAGGAGGCGCACTAAAATACTTTGGTACGTCAGAAAAAGCTGAAGCATTAGTTGTTGGGAACACTACAATACCAGCTGCAAATTTTGTTAGAACTGATCAAACGTCAACAACAAATTTTGATCTTCAAGTAAAAAATAATGATGGAGTTGTAATTGGTACTGGAGGACAACTATCATTACAAGTAGATGGTGAACAAGGTGTTATACAGCATAACACAAGTGGATCGAATATAGATTTTAGATTACGTAATGGAACTGAAACTCCAACTGTAATGCGTATTGATGCTAGTAGTAGAGTAGGCATTAACACAAATGCTCCAGAACAAGAATTAGATGTTTCAGGAAACATAAAAGTTTCTCCTAAGTCTGGTGCTGCTGGATCAGGTGTATTACAAATTACAAGTACAGTAGATTCCTCAAGTATTAGTACAGGATCGTTAACAACCACCGGAGGCATAGGAGTTGCATTAAATGCCTGGATCGGAGGCAACGTTGATGTTGGCGGAATACTACAGTCAGGAAATATTGCTCCTGATACTAATGGAACACGAAACATAGGTACATTGAATAATAAGTATAACGGAATTTATGCAAATACTTTCTTTGGTAATCTACAAGGCAACGTAACAGGAACAGTAAGTGGAAGAGCTGGTTCTGCAGACAAGTTAGCAAGTGCAACAACGTTTTCTGTGACAGGAGATGTATCAGCTGCAAGCTTTGAATTTGATGGTCAAACAGGCGGCAGCACTAAAACTTTCAACATGTCTGTTTCAAATACATTTATATCTAATAAAACTGTAACATATGCAGCCGATAATTCAGATGAATTATTAATTAATAGACCGACCGGCGAAACTGGCGTATATAGAATTACAAAAAATAATTTTTTAAAGTCAGTACCTCTTACTCCTGTAGGTACAATGGTAATGTTCGGCGGAACAACTGCACCTCCGGGATGGTTATTTTGTGATGGGTCAGAAGTTAGAAAATCTGACTATAATGATTTATGGTTATCTATAGGATTTAACTTTAAAGACGCTTCATTAGTTAGTGACGCAGGAGTTAACTTTTTTGCAGTACCAGATATGAGAGGAAGATTTCCATTAGGATTAGATGCAATGGGAGGCTCAAGTGCTAACAGAGTTACAGATGTTGCTGCAGATAGCATCGGCGGTACAGGCGGTACACAAAACACATTACTAGGAGTTGAAAACTTACCAGAACATGAACATGATATGGAAGGCGATAGTGGTACACAGTATTATGCTACTAGGGTAGGATCAGGCACTCCTACAGATACAGGAGCTATTCAGCTATCAATCACCTCGGGCACACAGGGTACACAAGGTTTAGCTTCAAGTGGTGGTATTAAAACTTCAACATCTTTGGGAACGCCAATGAATACTATTGATCCGTACTTAGCTGTGAATTATATTATATACAGTGGAGTAACAAATACATGAGCTATCAATTAAACAAAACTGACGGAACACTTTTAGCATCATTAATAGATGGGCAAATAGATACAGCTAGTACAAATTTAACATTTGTCGGTAAAAACTATACAGGATACGGGGAAGCATTTAACGAAAACTTTATTAAATTACTAGAAAATTTTAGTAACAGTTCCGCGCCAAGCACTCCACTTACTGGCCAAGTATGGTGGGATTCATCTGCAGGAAGACTCAAAGTATATGACGGAACAGTATGGAAAGCAAGCGGCGGTCCGTTTGTACAAAGTACAGTACCAAGTATGGTTGCTGGAGATTTATGGATAAACAATCTTACAAATCAAGTTTATGCATTTGACGGTACTGATACAATATTAATAGGGCCACAATATTCTGTAGCACAGAAAAAAAGCGGGTTTGAAATAGGAACAATAATAGATAATACAAGTAAATCTCAAACAATAGCACATCTATATGTAGGAGGAATACTTAAAGCAGTAGTAAGTGATCTAGAATTTACTCCAGCATATGAACAAAGAATTTTAGAATTAGTTACAGATGCAAATCCTACTGGTATTATATATCAAGGTTTTAATATAATAGATGTTGATGGATTTCGTTGGAGAGGTGTTGCAAATAGTGCTGCAGGTTTAACAGATGCTCTAGGGCAAACTAGAACTGCTGAACAATTTTTAGCATCTAATGCTAACGATGTTACAACTGGAGCATTAACAATTCAAAACTCTGGTGGTTTAACAATTGGATTGTCGCAAAATAATGTACAAAAGGTTATTGGCGATAGATTTTATATAGAAAATCAGTTGTTAAATCATGATTTAAGTTTACGTGTGCGTTCAAGCGAATTTAACTCCCTTATTGTTGATGCTGTGTATGTTGATGCAAGTGCATCTAGAGTTGGAATATTTACAACTAGCAGATTGCCAGCTTATACTTTAGACGTTGAAGGCGATATAAGGGCTACAGGAAATTTAATTGTACAAGGTACTACAACTACTTTAGATACTGTAACACTTAGAGTAGAAGATAAAAATATAGAATTAGGATATCAATCAGATAGCACAGGCGGAGACGATGTTGGTGCGGACGGTGGCGGAGTTACATTACTGTCAACAGATTCCAACAAAGAAATAAAATGGCTTAATTCAACAGACTCTTGGACATTTAATAAAAATATAGATTTATCAAATACTTCTACAGAAATCAAAATAGGAGGACAAACTAAATTAACAAATACCAGTTTGTCAAACATTTTATATGCAGACGAATTAACAAGAGTAGGTACATTAGTAAGTTTACAAGTTGATTCGATTAATATGGACGGTAATACTATTGCAAATAGTGTAAGTGCTATTAATATTACTGCAAACGGGGGAATTAATCTTACACCTGGAGGTGATATAGCAATTTCAGGTAATCATAAGATTACCGGTCTAAAAGATCCTACAGCGTCACAAGATGCTGCAACTAAAATGTATACAGATGTAGAAATTGCAAACGAAGTTATTGTAATGGGCTTTGATATTACAGGATTAGGTTCAGGTTCAGCACTACAAGCGGCAGTAGCAGGTTACTTAAATGATTTATATCCTGCTACAGCTATTAATAATGGTAAGCAAGCAAAACTGCATTGTACGTCATATGCTAATGCAACAGCTAGTGGAATTGACGTAGATTCTGCAAAAACTATTTCATATATTGCTGTTGATGCTAATGGTACACAGAATGAGTCTGTAGTACAGGATATTGTGTTTGCGGGTGCTAGTGGTAACGTTGCACTTACAGCTACACGTAGTTTAATGAGATATCAATCAAATGGATCAGGATGGGAATGGCAAGCAACTACAGCATACTAAAACAAGTTTGCGAAACGATAAATAACATAAGTAAGTACTATTAGGGGTTACATAAATGGCATATCAAATAGATAGATACAGTAATACGCTTTTAACGAGTGTTGAAGACGGTACCGTTGACCAAACTACCGATTTAAAATTCATCGGTAAAAATTATGCAGGTTACGGTGAAATACAAAACGAAAACTTCCTGTTTTTGTTAGAAAATTTTAGTGGAGCAACAGCGCCATCGAGACCGTTAAGCGGTCAGATTTGGTACGATACTTCAGTTTCAAAATTAAAATTTTATGACGGAACAAAATGGAGAACAAACGGAGGTTCGGAAGCATCAGCTACGCAACCGACAGGATTATCAATAGGTGATTTTTGGTGGGATACTACTAATGATCAACTATATGTTTATAACGGCACAATATTCATACTAGTTGGCCCACAGAACGCAGGCGACGGTGTAACCCAAATGCAAAGCCTCGAAGTTCTTGACACTAACGGTACTCAACGTAATATTATAGCAGGAACTGTAAATGGAGAAACAGTTTACCTTGTGAGCTCTGCAGAATTTGATATAGGTGCTAGTAATACAATTGCAGGATTTGATAGGGTCAAAAAAGGTCTTACACTAGTTAATACAAAGTTAATTGATGACGGTGTTACAAACAGTACCAACGAAGCCGACAAGTATTATTATTATTGGGGCACTGCTTCAAATAGTTTAAAATTAGGTGGCGTAGCAGCTAGCCAATTTATTCAACAAGCAAGTGGTGGTGCAAACACAGTATTCACAACTGCTGTAGAATTTCCAGATGCAGGTATATTAATTGGTAACTCACAAGATTTACAACTCTTTATTGAGAATGGAACAGAAGGTGTTATACAAAATGTAACCGGAAACAACAGTAAAATTAAAATTAAAAATACAAATGGTTCTGGAACAAATACGCATACTATGGATTTTACCTCAGGTGGGTTGATTCCAGCAGCAGATAATACAGTAACTTTAGGAAGTACTGGTTTTAAATGGGCAAATGTGTACGCTTCAAACTTCACAGGAGAAGCTTCGCAAGCTACGGCACTAAGAGTGGGCACAGATTTTAGAACAGCTAGTTCGAGTGCATCAAACAATACTGTAGCAGTTAGAGATGCTACAGGAAATATTGCAGCTAACTTATTCCAAGGTACTGCTACACAAGCACGTTATGCTGACTTAGCAGAAAATTATGCAACAGATCAAGATTATCCGGTCGGTACAGCAATGGCAGTTGGCGGAGAAGCTGAAGCAAGGTCTGCAAACATTGGCGATCATTGTATTGGTGTTATATCAGATAAACCTGCTTACTTAATGAACTCAGATGCTGAAGGTCAAGCAGTTGGCTTAAAAGGTAGGGTTCCGGTAAGAGTTAGTGGTCCTATATCAAAAGGACAAGCAGTGTATGCCTGGAAAGATGGAGTATGCAGCACTATTACAACTAATGCACTAGTCGGAGTAGCACTTGAAACAAGTACTGAAGAAGGTGAAAAATTAGTTGAATGTGTGCTAAAAGTTTAAGGATTTTAACTAATGGCCGATATTACCGCAGCACGATTAAACAACTTACAATCTAGAATTGAGCTCATACTAGGGCAAGGTAGCGGCACCAGCGGTTACGGTCAAACTGTCACAAGCACTCCTGTAAACAATACCAGTGATTTAGTAGATGCTGATCATATTAATAACATTTATACTGATTTGGTAAAATCTAGGATACACCAAGTAGGTGTTACAGAAACTGGCATTAGACAAGTTATTGAAGACCTAAATACTATTGCAGAAGAAACTAGCCAACAAGTTAACGATGATGGCGTGTTAGCAGGCGATGCAGAAGGTACCCTAAAAGGTATTGCCGATTACGAAACGTTAATGAATAGTATTGAAACTGACAAGCTTTTAGTACATCCTACACAAGCAGCATTAGAACCTAAAATTACAAGCACACGTACAGCCACATGGAACGGGTTAATATATCATGTATTTACAGTAACATTTGATGACGAACCACATAGAAGACATTTCTTTAATGCAGGCGGAGAAATAAGATTATCAGCTAATAACACTGGAGCAGCTACACCTAAAGGATTAGACTGGGCTGCACTATGTGGTGAAATAGGTGTGATTAAATTTGCATCAACGGTAACTACTGCTACGGGATCAGGACAAGGTTATGCAATAGGTAATAACAGTTTAACATCATCATATCAAACAGTTTTCTTAAAAACAGGATCAGGAAGCTACAGCGGAGTTTATGCAGGAAACCTGTACACTATTAAAGCAAGAACAGCAAATAACCAAACAATAGAATTTAGAGTAGAATTTAACGATGTTGTCACAGATAATCAAATTGATAATAATGTTGACGGTACACTTACAAGCACAGTTCAGCAGTATAGAGCTGTAGGTGCAACTAGTGTTACAGTTCCTACACCAACTTATTTTACTACAGTACAATTAAGCGGATTTGCTGTACCGCAGGACAATAATACACCTACTTACACAATTTCTACAGTGCCACAGAGTTCAGTAAATGAAGGCGCTACTATTACGTATACTCTAACTACTAGCAATGTACCTAACAGCACCGCAGTACCGTATACTATCACAGGTGTTACTACTAGTGACTTGGACGGACAGCCGCTGACTGGAAACTTTATAGTTCAAAATAATACAGCTTCATTATCTATAGGCATAACATCAGATAATTTAACTGAAGGTGCAGAACAAATTACACTCACTCTTAACAATGGTGCTGCATCTAGGACACTACAAATAAATGATACAAGTGTAGCTAATAATGCATACTACTATGATCCACACTGGTACAATGAATTTTCAAGTACCTACTTAGCAAATATTCCAAAAGATTCAGCTGTCAATATTGGTAGAACAATCGGTAATCAGCTGTATAGAGGCAACGGCACTTATCAAAACTCACTAGGACAAACTAGATACGGATTGTTTAGACGTCCTGGAGCAGCAGGTCCTGCGTATTGGACAGAATACTGGTACAACACATATCATGCATCAGGACCAAATGAAGATATAACACAACATCCAAGCTGGCCTGCATTTTATAGAGTACTCTTTAGTAGTGCTGATGCATCTAAATGGCCAGTAGGGTTTACAGAAAACGGTGTAGCAATACCAAACACACTAGAAAATTGGGAATCATATAGAACTACAATTCAAAACAAAAGATTTATCAATGGCGATGGAGTAGGTGATTTTGGTAATAGAGGCACCCCACTTACACAAGTACCTCCGCAACAGCCATCACCACCGTCAGAAAACTTTGCGTTTACAGTTACTCCAGCAGGCGGCATGAACTTTAATGTTCCAAAGAGCCAAGGAATGCTTACATTTAACTTTACAGTAACATGTACATCAGGATCCGGAAGCTTTACAGCTCAAGAAACAAGCAGACCTACTGCAATTCCTGTGGCAGTAGATAATTCGTTTAGTTCAGGCTTTCCGGGACAACCATCTGGGAACACAGCCTCTAAAACTTATGCTCTAACATCAGGACAGTCAAGAGCAATTGCATTTAAGATCTATCTAGGCGCTGTTGGCACATGGTCTGGTACTTTTGCAATACTTGAGTCTACAGGTGCAGGTCAAATGATTAGTAAGGGCTGGGGCGGAACAATCAGGTCAGGTTAATGGTCGATTCTTTCCGATAAATAGTATTAGAGAGGTAATTCTTTAATGCCAAATAAAGTACTAGCATCAAGATTTAATACATTAAAAGCTCGAGTAGACAAGCTACTCGGTCCTGCTACAGAAACAAATCGTAATTCTGCTGATTATCGATTTGGGTATGGCGAAGCAATTGGCGACAATGTTGCTCAATCAAGCAGTAATGATCTTATTGATGCTCTAGCATATAAAAAACTTTATATGAATATACAAAAAGTACGCTATCATCAAGTAGGTACAGCAGCTTTTACGGCTGAAGCATATAAAGTAGGAGATTATCTATCAAACCTAGCTAATACTGATAAGGTTGAGGAAGCGTATACTATTGGTTTAGAAACACTTGCTACCAATATGGAAAATGATAAGTTATTGTTACATTCTACGCAAGCAGAAGTAACAATTTGTGATCATGCTGAAAGTTCATACGGATCTTGGAACGGATCAATTAATCATATATTCACAGTAACATTCACCAGTGCTCAAGCTAGACGTGAATATTTTAACGCTGGCGGCCAAATTAGATTTCAGCCCAGCATGTCATATTCTGGCTCACAAGCAAAAACACTTGATTGGAAAAACATGTTAGCATCTATTGGTAGTGTAGATTTTGGTTGTGTAGGAACATATTCGTCTAACGGCTTTGGCCAAGAATACGGAGGCATTGGACACGAAATTATGACTAGTAGTTATCAAACCGCATATTTCGCTCAAGGTGGCGGAGTCTACAACCCCAATCAATATAGAATTTATGCTATGGAATTAAGTGATAGTGTACTTCAATTTAAGTGTGAATTTAATGATCCTAGTTACGGACAACCTGATGAATCTGTATTAGCTGATGTGCGTAATGATACTTTCTTTGTAAGAGCAAACGGCACAGCTCAAATTGATGGAACCCAAACAGTAACCGTATCTGTACCCCAACCAACTTCTTCAACTGTATCTGGTTTATAACTTGACTTTTTAACATTCTATGCTATAATTATAGTGTCAGACCTTGCCTAGTAAAGTAGGCAAGAATAATATATACTATTACTTATAGGAGTATGGAATGGACGAAAAATTATCAAAAGCATTAGATTATTCTAATTATATGGTCACACTTAATAATCAAAAAAGATTATTAGAAGAAAAGTATCAACAAGATCTATTGCATTTTTATAATGGATGTCAGTTTACAGCATCAAAAGAATTAATTAATTTTGTAAAACTTCTCCTTGATAATCATCAAAATGATATTGCAGTACTCACTGATGATAACGGCATACCTACCATTGTAGAAGATGTTGATAAGTTTTATAATGAAATTTTGCAAGTTTATTTTTCAGCATCTAACTCTTATCATACAGAATATATAAAATTAAAAAAGCAGAGAAGTGTAGAAAAATTAATTGAACATGAATAAAACTAAAGGTGTATTTTTAATTGCAAGAAATAATTCTCAAGTTGACTATGTAAAACAAGCAGTTTTTCTTGCAAAAAGAATTCGAAAATATCTAGATTTACCTACTACTATATTAACAGATGGAGTAGATTACTTAAAAGAAAATTATGACGAACGTGTGTTCGACAGAATTATTCCACTTGATTATTCTTCAGAAAAAAACGAAAAATTATATTTCGACGGAGCATTATATCAAAAGTTGGCAACTTTTAATAATAGACATAGATGTCAAGTATATGATTTAACACCATACGACGAAACATTACTATTAGATACAGATTATATTATATCTAATAGCATGCTAGCATCATGTTTTGATTCAAATGATGACTTTTTAATTTATAAAGATTCTATTGATATAGCACAAGTGCGTAATGAGCAAGAGTTTAAATATATTAGTGATACAGGTGTACCATTTTATTGGGCTACATGCGTGTTTTTTAGGAAAACAGAAGTAAATAAAATCTATTTTGATCTTTTGCAACATATAGAAGAAGAATGGCAACACTACAGAAGAGTTTATCAAATTACTTCCCCTCTTTTTAGAAACGATTTTGCATTTAGTATTGGAATACATATTATGAATGGGTTTTGCCGAGGAAGTTTTGCAAAACAACTTCCTGGTAAAATGATGTATACTACTGATCAAGATATATTATGGGATCTTGACGAAGAAAAAATGACTTTTTTAGTTGAGAAAAAAGACTATAAAGGAGAATACACTGCACTACGCACTAATGGACAAAATATTCATGTAATGAACAAGTTTAGCTTAGGTAGAATAATAGATAAGGTATCTGCAAATGAGTAATGGTATACTAGTACTAGCACAAAATAACGAAACAGTTAATTATGTAGAACAAGCTCAATTATTAGCTATGAGTCTAAGCCATACAAATCCATCTATAAAAATAAGTTTAGTAACTAATGATGATGTAGAATTTAAAAATTTGTTTGACAATATTATTCCAATACCGTGGAAGGATGATGCATATTCAACAGATTGGAAGATAGAAAATAGATGGAAATTATATTATGCTAGTCCTTACAATAAAACAATTGTTATGGACACAGATATGATAGTGTTACAAGACATATCAGAGTGGTGGAAATTTTTAAACAATTATAAATTATTTTTTACTAATAAAGTTTATACATATAGAGGCGAAATAGCAAAAACAACCCATTATAGAAAAGTGTTTGAAGCAAACAAGCTGCCAAATCTTTATACAGGCTTTCATTACTTTGAAAAATCCGAAGAAGCTCAAGAGTTTTATCATTGGTTAGAACTAGTAGTTCAAAACTGGCAAGCATTTTATGAAGTGTTCTTAGAAGGTGTTACAAGACCTAAACATATGAGTATAGATGTTTGTGCTTCAATTGTAGCTTTAATATTAGATTGTTCTTCGGATATTACAAATGATCATGCAAACTTTCCTAGCTTTACTCATATGAAAAAGGATTGTCAGGGCTGGGTTGACGGATCTAGCAATTGGCAGGACAGAGTAGGATTTTATATTTCTAAAGACTGTAGAATTAAAATAGGAAATTATGTTCAGTCAGGAATTTTACATTATACAGAAAAAGACTTTTTAGAGAAAAGTCCTGTAATTGAACGCTATAGGAATTTATTAAATGTCTGATTTGATTGATTTTATAAAAGAGTTAAAAACAGAAGTTGAACAAAATGATAGTACTTATGTTTACTATGAAAAAGAAAATGGAAACATTGTGTCAATTAGTAGTTCTTTTGACGAAAGTTTATTAGACGGCCAAGAAGTAATAAAAGTATCTCAAGAACAAGCATTACCGTTATTAGTTGGTGATAAAAAGACTTCTGATTATGTTGTAATTTATGATATTGCACAAAAGCAAAAAGTATTAAAAGAAAAAAATTATCAAGATCTTAACAAAGAAGCCGGTGATATGTGTCACAAGCTTCCTTATGTTAGGAAAAATAATTCTGGACATGTATCTTGTGAAGAGATATACGAAGGAATGGATGTGTTCTTTTGGCAAAAAGCTTTGTCTTATAAAAAGGATGATATAGTTTGGTATAAAAACAATGTTTATAAGATACTTGAATCAAATTATAAAGGTAGGGGATTCAGTTTAAAAAAATCTCAACTCATAGTACCTGATGTATATATAACAGATATTCCTACGCAAGAACTATCAATTACTAAATTTGTTCACCTCAAAGAATATTTGGGAATACACATAGATGTATGGTACGATTCTTTAGATCATCTAAAAGGACAGCATGTATGGTTCGAAAATAATGTTTATAAAATGATCAATGACCAATCATCACACACATGTTTTGATCCTAAAAATGCTGAATTAGTTATAAGAGGCGTTATTTTATACAACGACGAAAACCCAGACTTAGATTTTAATCTTGTATTAGGTGATGGAGATCTATTTTTAGATAATAATCAAATCTATAGTGCTAAATTGGAAACTGTATCATATTCAAAACAAGCAAATATTTCTGCCAAAGATGTACTTTTTAAAGGAGATAAAAACAATCTTCTATTATGGAGACATCAAACAAAAACTACTATGCTAGTTGATAGTACCAAACATACAAAGTCAATGTCAAAAGGAAATGAATTAGAATTGTATGATTCACTTGATCTTAAAAATGGAGAAAAAATATTATTAGGTAGTAGACTTTATAGTATAGGATCTAATAAAGATTATGATATAATCATTACACAAAATCTTCCAGAAAAGCATTGGATATTAAGTTTAAATCCTTCTACATTGAAATTTTTCCAACTATCTAATTATGGACAAGATGATATGCTGTACTTTAGTATTACTTCAAAGCATGATCCTAATATCTTATATAGATCATTACAAATACCTTTATCTAAATTAAGACAAAAAGTAATTTTACCTATGGTTCATGACGACGAATTAGAAGATCTAAGTATCTTTACTACAAAGTACTTTACAGCATATGGACACGAGGTGGTTACATGAGTAAAACATTTAAAGTAACTGACTATGATATCATTTATCTAAGTTATGATGAGCCAAACGCAGAAAAAAATTATGCAGACTTATGTTCAAAAGTTCCTTGGGCTAAAAGAGTGCATGGTGTTGAAGGTTCAGATGCTGCACACAAAGCGTGTGCAGAATTGAGTGAAACAGATAGGTTTATCACAGTCGATGGTGACAACATTGTTAATCAAGAATTTTTAAATCAAGAAATTGATTTTGATGAACACGAGGATTTACAACACAGTGTAATTAGTTGGGCAGGATACAACATTGTTAATGGACTTATGTACGGAAACGGCGGGCTTAAATGTTGGCCTAAAAAGTTTGTGCTAGAAATGAAAACACATGAAAATGCCGAACCAGATAATGCACATGCTCAAGTTGATTTTTGTTGGGATATTAATTATATTCAAATGAATAGTTGTTTTAGTTATGTATATAATAATTATACTCCACAGCAAGCATGGAGAGCAGGCTTCCGTGAAGGTGTAAAAATGGCACTTGATAGAGGAGTTCGTGTATCAAAAGAAGAGTTTGCACAATTACATTGGAAAAATTTACATAGATTGTATGTTTGGCTAACAGTAGGAGCAGACACTGAAAACGGATTATGGGCTATATATGGTGCAAGAGAAGGTTTGTATAAAACCATGGCAACAGATTGGGACTTTGTAAATGTTCGTGACTTTGAATATTTAAATAACTATTGGAGTGAAGTTGAACCAAAGGTGTCAATGGGAGGACTAGCAGACTCTATTGAAGAGCTGGGCAAAAAGTTACTAAATGAACTTGATGTTCCAATTCCTGTAGTTCCATTTAGTCCTGAACAAAGTAAGTTTTTTAAAACAGTATACCAGAATCCAGGACGTATGGAACACTTAGTAATAGATAGGGAATAAAATGAGAATACCATTAGCTTATAGAACTGACGATTATGATGTAGGATTTAAGTATTGTGTTGGCTGGCCTAAAAAATACCTAACAAGTGACTACTTTGTAAGGCAAGAATACGACTCAGGTATGTTTGGTTTATTTGGAGAACCGTTTGATGTAGTGTTTAAGGATAAGCTAGAAGGTCTTTCTGGGGTAAATGAAAAATACTGCTTTCCAATAATTGTGTCTTTGTCGCAAATATCAAACATTATGGAAGAATTTACAATACCTAGAGATGTGTTATCTGATATTAGACAAAACAAATGTAAACTATTAATATTCAATAGTTACGAAGGATGGTCTTGGGAGTTTTGGGAAAATAAAGTTATAAACATTCTTAGATCAAAGTATAATTTAGAATTTAATCATTTTGTAATTGTTTCTGCTAATTTGGCTGATACTGACAAATTACAAACTGTATATAATAACTTTTGGGAAAGACAAACCAAAATGGAAAATTTAGATTATGTAAATGGCATTGGTTCTATATCCATAGCATTAAGAAAGCAACGTAACAATAAATTTATTTGTTTAAATAGGCGTCCACATGCAGGAAGGTTTGCAGCAATGACATTACTGCATCCTTATAAAGATCAAGGATATTTGTCGTTTGGAGTGAACGGTCAAATGTATGACGGCTATTTTGAAGAACAGGAAAGAATGTTTTCTTTAACGTACCCAGAAACAAATAAAATTTATCAAGAAAAGAGTATTAAAAAAACTCTTCCGTTAGTAATAGATGATGGTGTAAATGCAGAATTAGCAAACCCTGTGCATGATTGGTCTCATGATAAATTTTATGATTCTTTTTTACATATTTGTCCGGAAACTTATCAATACTATAAAGAAGGCAGAGTATTCTTTAGTGAAAAAATATGGAAACCTATGATGTTTATGCAACCGTTTGTTCTTATTGGTGAGCCTAATGGACTAAAAAAATTAAATGAAATGGGATACAAGACATTTGATAAATGGATTGATGAAAGTTACGATACTATAGAAGACAATGAAACACGAATATCTAAAGCTGTTGAATCGTCTATTAAGTTTTTTGACAGACCTAATGATCAATTATATAATGATATGGAAAACATGCATAATACCTTATCACATAATATAGCCCATCTAACGTATAGAGCACAAATGTCAGACTCTAATCTCCGAAACGACTTAGAAAGGTGGTTATATGCTTAGGACCCTATGGACATTCGGATGTAGCCATACATACGGCCATGGATTAGAAGATTGCATTACAGATGGTAATGGTGCTTCACCTAACCCGTCTCAACTAGGTTATGCAAGTATATTAGCAGAAAAGCTAAATGTGCCTTTAAAAAATATGTCTCGGCCAGGGATAGGAAACAAGCATATCTTTTTTAGGCTACAGCAAGAGATCTCTAAAAATAGAATTAGAAGTAATGATATTGTACTCATACAATGGTCTTACGTTGAGAGAAATTGTATAATAAGGAGTATTGACACTCCTCCCCAACACCACTTTTTTAGCTCTGATAAAGAAGATGATGTATTAATGCTTGGACCGTGGATAAACCATAAGACTTCTAAAGTTCATTACAAATTTTTGTATAATGAAGCAGATGCTGTATGGCATACAGTAAATTATATAAATTTAGCACATGCAATTCTTAAAAGTAATGGTATAAATGATACATTACATATAGCTCCACCTTATGGAGAAGTTGATCGTACTTTATTTGACCTATTAGGAAAACAATATTTAATAGACGGTATACCTATGTGTAAACAAGGCATTACTGACATGGTTGTAGACAAAGCACTTGATAATAATCATCCTGGTCCAAAAACGCAACAAATCTTTGCCGATCACTTATTTGATAACCACTATCCAAATAAAATTTATAATTAAATGAATAAAATTACTGAAATAGATCCTCAGACAGCCGCAGAACAAGTTGTGCCTATGCTTGACGAAATTTCACCTACAATGTGTATGGCAAAATGGTTGTGGAGCAGTATACATTTAACTAACGGACTTACTAACAGTTGTTTTCTTCCGCCTTTACATAAGATTGATGCTGAAGCCGTAAAAAAGAATCCACGTGCATTGCACAACACACCAGAGAAAAAACAACAACGTGCTATGATGCTTAAAGGGGAGCAACCAGATGGTTGTAGTAGTTGTTGGAAAGTAGAAGCACAAGGAAAACAACTTAGTGATAGAGCATATCGTAGTTCAGAGCCATGGGCACAACAAGGATGGGAAGATGTAATAGACACGGGAGCAGATGGCGATATTGATCCTACATATTTAGAAGTAAACTTTAATCATGCATGTAACCTAGCTTGTAGTTACTGTAGCCCCCATTTAAGTAGTAAGTGGGCAGAAGACATAAATGCTAATGGCCCTTATCCTACTAAAGTTCCGCATAATAGTATTGACTATTTTAAAAGTATTGGCCATTATCCAATCCCCAATAGAGAAGAAAATCCATATGTAGAAGCATTTTGGAAATGGTGGCCTGATTTATATCCTAAACTAAAGCATTTTAGAATGACTGGTGGCGAGCCGCTTATGGATAAAAATACATTTCGTGTGTTAGATTATGTTGTTGATAATGGACGTAAAGATCTTAACATGAGTATAACTTCAAATGCCAGCGTTCCTGAAAAAAATTGGAATAGGTTTGTTGATACCGTAAGTTTTATTACAGAGTATGATAAATTAGAAAGTTTTAGATTATTTGTTAGTGTCGACGGCTGGGGAGAACAAGCAGAATATATGCGTGATCCTTTAGATTTCGATTTATTGTGGCGTAACGTAAACAATTATTTGAACAGAACCAAAGACGGGCTAGTAACCTTTATTGTAACATTAAATATGCTTAGTATGCCTAGCATAAAAAAACTAATGGAAGGGATATTAGAGTTACAACGTATACACAACGTAACAAAAACTAGACGAGATGATAACGGTAAACTAATTTTTTACGGCATTCATAGAGTTTATGTAGATACGCCTGCACTACATTTTCCTGCATGGCAAAGTTTAAAAGTACTACCAAAAGAGTTTTGGCACTATGGAGACGAATGTTTGGAATTTATGAAAGCTAATCCGGATAAAAATAGAGAAAGTAGATGGGTAGGATTTAAACCGCATCAGATAGCTAGATTCTCTCGTAGTTTAGATTTTATGAAGCAAGGATTTTCATCAATAGAAGAAGAAGCAGAAGCACAAGAAAATTTTGTAAGATTTTTCGAAGCATATGATAAAAGACGGGGACTAGATTTTCATGCAACTTTTCCAGAACTAGGACCCTACTATAATAAATGGAAGGCAAGACTATGAGATATTCACATCACCATAACTTACATGATGCACATAATATTTTAAATCCTAATAATAGTGGATTATACAGTAACTATCCCCTAGGTCCTTCTTGGTTTCCATTAGTAGGAAAAACATCTATGCAACAAGGTTGGGACAAATACTTTGAACAAATGGAAAAAACTTTTTTTAAAGGTTATACAAATCCATATGCTGTTTTTATGGGTGTAGGAAGTATAGAATATTTAGAATTAGCAAGCACTATTCTTGCTACAAAGCCAAAAAATAAGATTAATAAAAAAGGATTGAAAATTTATCTATTAGAACCTCTTAGTACGTATAGAACTGATCAATCGAATAAAGA